AAACCAGAAGTAGATAAGTCTGGCAATGGCATGGCAACCATTCGCTTTCTGCCAGAACCCAAGGGTGAAGACTTTCCTTGGGTCAAGATGTACAACCACGGATTCCAAGGTCCAGGTGGTTGGTATATCGAAAACTCTCTCACAACTATTGGCGAGAAGGATCCTGTAGGAGAATACAACTCCATGCTTTGGAACTCCGGTATTGAAGCAAACAAGGAGATTGCTCGTAAGCAGAAACGTCGCTTGCAGTACTTCTCCAATATCCTTGTTGTCAATGACCCCTCTAATCCTGAGAACAACGGAAAGGTGTTCTTGTTTCAGTATGGCGCGCAAATCTTCTCCAAGATTAAGGAAGCTATGCAGCCTGAGTTTGAGGATGAGGAACCAATGAACCCATTCGACTTCTGGACGGGTTGTGACTTCAAGTTGAAGATTCGCAACGTGGAGGGTTATCGTAACTATAACAAGTCAGAGTTTGCGTCACCATCACCAATCTCTGATGATGATGATGCTATTGAAGGTATCTGGGATAAGGAATACTCGCTCACTGAGTTTCTAGACTCCAGCAACTTCAAGTCATATGGCGAACTCAAGGCACGATTAGATAAGGTGCTGGGTGTCAATGGGAAGAAGGAGGAGGAAGACTTTGCTCCTGCACCTTCACCCTCTAATACTGCTGCGCCAAAGGACGAGGTGCCATGGTCCAACGATGAAGATGAGGATGAGGAAAGTTTGTCTTTCTTCAAGAGTCTTGCAGAAGACGATTAAAACAGAAAGAGGGGGCTTCGGTCCCCTCTTTTTACATGACTGCAAATTTTCTAGCAGCAGTAACTTCTGGGCTGTACATATCTTTTAGATTGTTATAATTAGAAGTTTTGCTGTAACTGTTGTTTTGACTTTGGTCAACGTTGTTCGTATTATTAACAGTTGGTGAAACAACATTCACACTCTGTTGAGGTGTTCCTGCATTTGATAGTTGTTGATTCATAGTATCTAATGATTGGGTGCCAGGAGTCATACTAATTGCATCT